CGACCTCCGAAAGCTAGAAATTCCACGGAGCGAATCGGAGGCGATGTTTTACGACTCACTCGGGAAAACCCAACCCTGGCTGAGATTCCTGGTGGAAATCATCCGTGGAGTAAGGAGCGCAAGATGAACAAGTACCCGCCCCGCGCGCCTGGCGCATACGACGCCGACCAGGCGAGCCTCGAATCCGGCCTGGCCTGCCCGGAAGAGGAATCCGTGACCCAACAGCAGTTCAAGGACGAGTGCGACATAAACACCATCGTCCGCCGCTTTGGCGTGACCGGCGAGCTGCCGGTAGCCGAGCGGCAACCGATCTCCGGGGACTTCACCGGGATCAGCGACTACCAGACGGCCCTCAATGCCGTCATGAAGGCCCAGGCCGGCTTCTACGACCTGCCGGCCGCAACCCGGGCGCACTTCAACAACGACCCGGGCGCCATGCTGGACTTCCTGGAAGACCCGGCCAACCGTGACCAGGCCGAGAAGCTCGGCCTGGTGAACCCGAAGACCCAACCGGCCGCAGCTGCGGCCTCGACCGAGGAACAACCCAAGTGAGCAGCCTGATTGTTGTCGCCGTGATGGACCGCGCCGCCCTGGCGTACGCCAGGCCGGCTTTCCTGGCCACGACCGGAATCGCCCTGCGGCAGTTCATCGACGAGGTGAACCGCGACGCCGCAGACAACCCGCTCAACCGGCACCCGGACGACTTCGAGCTGTGGATGATCGCCACGTGGGACGAGCAGAGCGGAGAGTTCGCGAACGAGCGCAAGCTACTCATGAAGGCCCGCGACGCCCTCCGCCAAGACACCTAGCGGTGTCACCTAGACCAGTTGACTACGAGGGATCAACTGGTCTAATCGTCGGCGCCTGTACGTCCCGGGGTACCGGGACGACGGCGGAGCACCTCGCAGAGGCCCTGCGGGGCCGAAACATCCGTCTTGAAGGAACGATTGCCATGAAGCACCGTAAGCCCGTGAACAAGGGCACCAGCGCCAAGCAGTTCCGGCGCGACACCAGGCACACAAAGGCCGTGAACCTCGCGGCACCGATGCGGGGCGGAATCAGGCTCTGACGTGCCCTGCTACCGCCCGATCCCGGCCTACCTGACCCCTGCGGGGGTCGTTTTTTTTGCCCACGGGGGGAGCGATGTACTACGAGAGCTGGAGCTACCGTGCGGGGTGTGCATGGGCTGCCGCATGCGGCGAGCTGCCGACTGGACGCTACGCTGCATGCACCAGGCACAAGCCCATGACGAGAACTGTTTCGTTACCCTCACATATTCTCCCGAGAATCTACCTGCCGATAATGGACTTAACCACCGGCATTTCCAGCTGTTTCTCAAGAGACTGAGAAAGAATACCAAGAAGAAAATAAGCTATTACATGTGCGGAGAGTATGGAGAACAAACAAAAAGGCCGCATTATCACGCATGCCTCTTTAACGTAGACTTTCAATCGGACCGCGTGGCGGCCGGGAAATCCTCGTCAGGATTCAAATACTACGAGTCCGCACAACTGACCGAATTGTGGCAATTAGGAAGAGCCACGGTCCAAGACCTAACCAGAGAAACAGCGGGGTATTGCACCAGGTACATCATGACAAAGCCTCTCGGGAGAGACGCTAAAAGGGCATACGAATACACCGACCCCGACACGGGAGAAATCCGGCACCGCAGGCCGGAATACAACCGAATGAGTCTGCGTCCAGCAATTGGACGCGAGTGGTTCACCAAGAATCACCGCGACGTGTTCCCACACGATTTCGCCATACACAGCGGCACCAAGTACGCCGTACCCAAGTACTACGACCAGCTGGCCGAGAAGCTCGGCCTGGTCGAGCTCGACCTGGTCAAAGACCAGAGAACCCAGGAGGCCAAGGAGCACCATGAGGACAACACCCGCGACCGCCTGGCGGTTCGCGAGAAAGTGCACCTGGCCAAAGTCGCAACGCTAAAACGGAGCAACCTATGAACTATCGCAACCGCTCGGTCGACGCGCACCAATTCGCCATGGTCCCGCGCGCCGACATTCCGCGCGCAGCATTCCGCATGCAACGCGCCTTGAAAACCACCTTCGACGCCGGCAAGCTCGTGCCGATCTACTGCGAGGAAGTCCTGCCAGGCGACACCTTCCGCATGCAGCTAACCGCCTTCGCGCGCCTGGCAACGCCCATCTTCCCGCTGATGGACAACCTCTACCTGGACACGTTCTTCTTCTTCGTGCCCAACCGCCTGGTCTGGTCCAACTGGGTGAAGTTCATGGGCGAACAAGACCAGCCCGGCGACTCCATCAGCTACGTCGTGCCGACCATCACCAGCCCCACCGGCGGATACGCCGTCGGCTCGATCTACGACTACTTCGGCCTGCCCACCGTCGGCCAGGTCACGGCGGGGCAGAGCGTGACGCACAACGTCCTGCCCCTGCGGGCCTACAACCTGATCTACAACAAGTGGTTCCGCGACCAAAACATGGCAGCGGGCCAGCCCGAACTGAAGGGCGACGGCCCCGACCTGGTGAGCCAGTACGGCCTCTACAACCGGGGCAAGCGCCATGACTACTTCACCAGCGCCCTCCCGTGGCCGCAGAAAGGCGCGACGAGCATCAGCATCCCGCTCGGCACGTTCGCGCCCGTCAAGACCAGCCTGACGCCGACCGTCACCGGCAACGGCTTCGCCCTCGGCTGGCTCACGACCACGGGGGCGCAACCAACCAACCTGCGGGGCATCGGCATGTCCGGGAGCTTCTCCGGCATGGCCTCGACCAACAACACCAGCACCGCGATCACCGCGGGCGCCGAGGCGCTCTACCCGGCCAACCTCTACGCGGACCTCTCCACGGCCACGGCCGCGACCATCAACCAGCTGCGCCAGTCCTTCCAGATCCAGAAGCTGCTCGAGCGCGACGCTCGAGGCGGCACCAGGTACACGGAAATCATCCGCGCCCACTTCGGCGTCATCTCGCCCGACGCGCGCCTGGACCGGCCCGAGTACCTCGGAGGGGGCAGCACACCCATCATCGTCAACCCCATCGCGCAGACCAGCGGCACCGGCATAACCGGCGGCAGCACGCCGCTCGGCAACCTGGCCGCCATCGGGACGGCCCTGCACAAGGACTCCGCCTTCTCGCAGAGCTTCACCGAACACGGCTATGTCATCGGCATCGCCAACGTCCGCGCGGACCTCACGTATCAGCAGGGGTTGCGCCGGCACTGGAGCCGGTCGACCAGATACGACTTCTACTTCCCGGCCTTCGCGCAGCTCGGGGAGCAGGCCATCCTCAACAAGGAGATCTATTGCACCGGCACGCCGAGCGACGACCTGGTATTCGGGTACCAAGAACGCTGGGCCGAGTACCGCTACAGCCCGAGCGAAGTGACCGGCCTGTTCCGCTCGACCTCGGCCGGCACGCTCGACGCCTGGCACCTGGCCCAACGCTTCACCAGCCTTCCGACGCTCGGCGGCACGTTCATCGCAGAGACGCCGCCCCTCTCGCGCGTGCTCGCTGTGGGGGCCGGCGCCAACGGGGCACAAATCATCTTCGACAGCTTCTTCGACGGCCAGGTCACGCGACCGATGCCGATGTACTCCGTGCCTGGCCTCATCGATCACTTCTGAGGGGCCAACATGCTCGGGGAACTTCTCTCCACCGTGGGCAGCGCGATCCTGGGCTACCAGGGCCAACGCGAGGCCAACGACACGAACCGGGACATCGCCCGGGAACAGATGGAATTTCAGGAGCGAATGAGCAACACGAGCTACCAGCGCGCCGTTGCCGACCTGAAGTCCGCCAACCTAAACCCAATGCTGGCCGTCGCCAGAGGAGGAGCATCAACACCTGCAGGAGCTTCAACCACCGTACAGAACGCGGCCGGCGCCGCCATGAGCAGCGCCAACCAGGCCGCGAACACCCTCGCCGCGATCCAGATGGTTCAGCAGAACGCGGCACAGACCGAGTACATCAAGGCCCAGACGGCCAAGACCCAGAGCGAGACCATCGATGCCCAAGTCAACACAGCACGAGCTCTGGCCGAACTCGACAAGGCCCGAGAGACTGCACACCTCACCTGGAACCAGGGCCGCACCGAAGAAGCCCGAACCAACATCACCCGAACCGAAGCAACCAGGCAGAGCGAATTGCTCGGCCAAGAACTCAAGGAGCCGAACACGCCGACCAAAGCAAATGCGTTTGCCGCTGACGTCGCGAGACGACGCGCCGAATCTGAGCTGGCTAAGCTCGGAGTCGACCTCCGAAAGCTAGAAATTCCACGGAGCGAATCGGAGGCGATGTTTTACGACTCACTCGGGAAAACCCAACCCTGGCTGAGATTCCTGGTGGAAATCATCCGTGGAGTAAGGAGCGCA